TCTTCTGAGACAGTATTTTTGTGATCAATTGCACTGTAATACTGGAACTGAGGATAACCAATTTTTCTAAAGACTTCTGCTTTCGCTAATACACAGCCAAAACCACAGCCTGCTACTTCAACTAACCCACGTCCTTTAAGATTTTCATATGGAGCATTTGATACTCCGCCAGTGGCGTTATCTTCATAAATTTCTAAACGGTGTACACCAGGAATACGTTGAATATATAATCCAGATACAACATCAACATTATGTCCCAGGAATCTAACTAGTGTATCTGGTGGAAATATAATATCACTGTCCACTGAGAACAAGTAATCAAATCCTTTGACTACCCAATCAGCTATAAGATTTCTAATTTGATCAACTTGGTACCCAAAGAAGTATTGAAAAGTTGTTTCATATCCTTCAGGTACTATTAAGTCGTATACGCTTTTAAATGTTTCTGGTTGTATGTTTCTATCAGTTGGAATTGCTATTAATATCTTTTTTTTTGACATGTTAACTTTGCTCACTATCTCATTTGCATTTTGATTTTGTTCTACGGCATTGACTTTATAATCGTTAAGAGGATTCTTATCGTTGTAATTATAAACAATGTCCTGTAGGCATTTTACTTTACTGGGATCAGCAGATTCAATTAATGCATAAAATACACTGCCATCACCGCCTGCTTTATACCAATTTCCTTCAGCGTCCTTAAACAATTCATCTTCAAGATCATTAATCAGATACTTCCTAAAAGTTCTAAAGTGTGTATAGGGCAGTATCCAATTAAATTTATGATTTCTGTAATTACGTTCTGCTTTTATTTTCTCAGGATATGGCTGACTAATAAGTGGAATGTTATCAACCATACTCCAGCAACTACCATATGTAAATTCAACGTCATCTGTATATACTGAATTATAGTATGCAAATACAGTGTTATCATTGATTAAACTATCGTCGCCATCTAGAATCATAATAATTGAATTATCAGGCATTTCTCTAAATGCTTCAATTTGATTCTTTACAGCGCCTACATTTTCGTCATTGACAACTACAGTAAACTTATCCTGTATTTCTTTTGGATAACTTTGAATCTTGTTAACCACAATGTCAATTGTACCATCAGTGCTTGCATCATCAATTAAAATATGTCTGTAATTAGTGTAATCTTGACAAGCAACACTTTCAATACATTTCTCAATGTAATCTCGACAGTTATAAAATGTTGAAACAATTACCAATGGTTGTTCATTTCCACGGCGATGTGTTTCTAATTCTAATACGTTGTGATAACGTCTGTTCCAAATTTTATGCACACGATGATTAATTTTTGTCACACGACGATACTCATCAACAGACAAATATTTGTCATTGGACTTATAAAAGAACTGCTTCCATTGTAATGCAACACTGTCCCAACCAGCAAATTCCTTTACTATGTTGCAGTAGTACTGCTTCTGTTGCAGCAGATATCTATTGTGATATGCTTCAACAGTCATTCTAGTGAACTTACTAACTTGTTCTTCTTTATTAATCTCAGGAAATAGACCATTGGGTTCAATTGCATAATCAATAAGATAACATGCATTTTCCACTGCTACTTCTTCAAGGGCGCCAAATCTACAAGTAATAGCTGGCGTGTTGTAGCATAGACTTTCAAGTGTGCTTATTCCAAATGTTTCTGGAAAGGCACTGGGATATATCATGAAGCTTGCCTTAGACAATATGTCAGCAATTTCACGTTGGGGAATAATGCCTTTAAATTCAATTCCTAATCTGTTGTTGTCAGGATGATCTGCCAGAGCACGCCACTTTAGTTCTTGTTCATCGGGATGATCATTTGAACTAAATCTATAATATCCACCAATGACAATTAACTTAGCAAGTGGGCAGTTACGCTTTACCCCTGGCCAAATCATTTCAATTAGTGGTATCATACCCTTTGTAACACTGGCATTATAAACAAATGTATGAGGATCCTTAGCAGCAATATCTACTTCATTATGATAAAGGTTTACACCGTTACGAGTAATGAATACTTTACGTTTAAGAACTTCAAAGTTTCTTCTCTTGCCACCATGCCAGCAATTAGTAATGTATGTAAGATGAAAATCACTTAAGGTGAATATATCAGTAATCCTGTTATCAACAACAAGATCTTCAATGATAGTATCACCTAAGCAAAATGTATCATGCATCCAAAGAATACGTTGTTTAGCTTTCCTTAGGATACGATCATATAGATTATAATTCCTAAAGGGCTCACATCTGCGATCATTAAGCAAATGATAGTTCATCGGATCTGTAAATGGAATTACAGTCCTAGAAGAGATTACAATATCAAAGTCGTAATCATATTCCAATTTGGTTAAAGGCTTGTATTCAACACCGTCATATACGCCAGGCTTTGCATGATCTACATCACAGTTGTTGAATACAGTTACTTCAAATCCTATTTTTGCAAGTTCTCTACTCATTAGAGTAACTGCACTTTCACTTCCGCCTAGTCCTTGACTAAAGACAGTGGTACCATCATATGGAATGCCAATGATGTCAATTATTGCAATTTTCAAGCAGTCACCCAATCAATGGTATTTTCATCCCACAGATACATTCTTCCATCTGTTGGGTAAGGAACTGGTGATTCCCAAACACAACTATCTTCGTTTAAGACCCAACTTGGATAAGGTTGTGGAGCATAGAAAGCATCACGATTACTATCGTATGTATATCCAATGCCTGCAAAATTCTTTCTTAGTGCAATTCCGCCATCTGGAAGATTATCGGAACTATAGTGTACACCACCTCGAGTGTTATAACTTGTTTGAATCCATGTTGCTGGATCACCCCAAAGACCTGTATTGACCATTTCCTGTTCAATTACAAGTACTCGAGTTACAATGTTGTTTTCATCAATCTGTGCAAAATGTGCCATTTTTCTTACCTTATATTAGATATTACACTCGTTTGTTCGAGTAGTCTATTTATTAGTTTAAAAAATGAGGTATAAATTATGAACCGTAGAAGAATGTAATGAAGTTTCCAGTAGCTGCTGTAGTAGGATTCAATGAGGTTGCTGTAAATCCTGTAATGTTAGTGTTAGCTACAGTGGTGTTTGTATCACGATTAAATGTTGCTCCGCCTGACACTGTAATATCCTTTACGTCAACATAGTATAAGTTGTTTGTCCCAGTGGTATCTGATATTGTAGCTGCTGAGCCAGCCGTGGTTGATCTTAAAGAAAGCCAATTTCCAACCGCAGTACCAGTAAACGTGAACGTTAAAATTGTGCCTGCGGAGACTGTACTGATAGTAATATTTAAATCATTTGTTGTTACAGTGCCACCTAAGCTAGTACCATTAATTCTAATTTGATTGGTTGCAGCATAGCCTGTACCACCATTAACTAAAGTTACCAAATAAGTTTTGCTGTTTGGTGAAATCTGCACATAAAATGTTGCCCCGAACCCTGAACCACTGATGTTAACAGTTGATAATGGCCCGTATGAAGCATTTGGTATTCCTTTAAGATCTACAGCAGAAGCATTAACAGTTGCATTTAACGGGAATATTAATGTTGACGACGCCAATCCTGTTTTGATTGGATAATTAGTTAAATTTTGAACTGAAAATGTACCAGACCAATAGGTTTTATCAATAGTTACGTTGCCAATAAGTTTCAATGTTGGCAATGTTGTAGGATTAGCATAAATGATACCTTCTACAATTTCAACTATTCCAGTCCCAGTGGCAGTTAACGTGCCCGACGCAGTACTAGTACCTATTAATCTTCCTGATGTTCCTGTTATAAATGAACCAATGATTTGTGCAAAATATGCAGTACAATTATTTAAATCAAAAGTTGCGCTGGTAATTGTTTGCATATTAGAAGCTCTAGCAATTAAATTATGATTTAACTTTACAACAGCACTTGATTGTGCAAAAAAGTTTTGAGGCTTAGTATTTGTATTGTTATAAGAAGATAAAATTTGTGTATTGCCAGAACCACCAGAAAAAGTTAAAATATGCCCTGCGTTAACTATAGACATTGATGTTGATAAACTTAAACTTCCATAAAGTGTTTTATTAGATACTTTTATATAACCTAAGAATCCGTCGGCTGTATCAGTATTTGAAGAATTAATAAATTTTGGAACAAAACCAGAACTAATTGTTGCTGTTCCATTATTGGTTAAGGTAATATTGTTGACGGAGCCATCTCTAACTACAGGTAAATGACAAGCAATCAATGATGTACTTGCTGGATCTGAGATTGCAGCTATGTTGTCCCCAGTTGCAGATTGAGTAGCTTGTAATGTAATTGAAGGTGGTGTAAAGTTTGTAATATATACAGCATCTCCATTTACTATTCTAAGATTGGAAATATATCCATTCAAGTATGCTGTTGGTCCACTTAGTTGCTGTGCTCCAATCCAAATTGCATCATTA